ACAAACGTCCCAGGATTCATTTCTTCAAGACGGTGCCCTGCCATATGGTATCTCGTTACCTTTTCAGCATGACTGATAATTCTCGCCGGTGCATTCAACCTCTTTAAAAAGTTACTAGCAACAGTAACTCCTTTGACATCGTGACCAAAGTGAGATGGCAGTAATGCACGTGGAGTAATACCCTTTCCAAAATCGTGCACAAGACACATGACTCTGGTTTCCAGATCGTCGTACCCATTCGTTACACACTGATCCAACACGAGACATACATGAGCGAACGCGTCACCCTCTGGATGCCATTTGCGGCACTCTAGCGCTGTTTTGAGCATGTAGATTTCCGGAAAAATTGTCGCGAGAACATCACACTCAAGAAGGGTTTCGAAGAACAATCCAGGATTTTTTTCCATGAGCGCTCGACTCATTTCTTTCCAAACACGCTCGGGTGTCAGTTCTTTCAGCACACCAGATTTGTTCATCTTATAGATCAAATCTTTTGTTTCTTGAGCTACAGTCCAGTCAGCACCGAGCCTCGCACGGAATCGAGCAAGGCGAAGAACACGGACGGGATCATCGGCAAAAGCAGCTGAAGTGTGACGAAGAATTTTTTGTTCAATATCTGCTTTACCGTTATATGGATCAACGACACTTACAGTACGAGTCTTCATATCGTCAAAGATCTCGATAGCCATGCTATTAATCGTAAGGTCCCTTCTCGAAAGGTCCTCTATGATACTTACATTAGCACCAAACTCTACTTTGAAACCATGGTAACCAATACCATCTTTGCGTTCTTTTCGAGCCAAAGCCCATTCGTCGGCGTTTTGGTCGTGAAAGACCGGAAAATTCTGGGCGTCAATTTTCTTGAATTTTTTACCGAATGGTGTAGATTTCAAGAAATCTTTCTCTGTAGTACCCGTGACCACGTAGTCATAGTCCTGAGGATATTTACCCATCAACCAATCTCTTACAGATCCGCCTACCTTATAATATCTGATGGTCATGATTCTTCATCCTTAGTTGTCTTTAACATAGATAACACACCCGTAAGATGATGTCAACTCATCTTTCGAAGTCACAGACAAGATCTTCGTAGAAGAGACAGTCACTGATATACTCTTGTTCGAGACCCGTCATTGAGTGAAAATCTCTTTCTGCGGCAAGGTGATCGGAAAGTTCTGAGTCGGAAAGCACTACACAACCTGACAGAAGAAAAATAGATACGGTTAAGATAGTTTTCATGACAGTTACCGCCTTGGGTCACTGTAAGAATTATTTACTCGATTAATAGAAATTTTTACTTCGACCTCTGCACCGATAAGATAGAACTTGTCTATTTCGCTGTCAAAACTGGGCATACTGAAGATCTTAGTAATGTCCTCTACAATCTCTACCTTGGTATTATTTCGTACCCAGATATATTTTCCAGGCGCATTTTCTTCAGTTCTCGTCATTTTATTCTTCTCCTGTTTTGAAAGTTCTTCTGCTTTTTCAGATTCTGTAGCAAGTCTCATCTGAAAATCTTGTTCGGTTGAAGTTTATGGATACAGCTGGTTGAAAATTTCTGTAGCGCGAGTTACTCTCTGGTTTTCGATTTCTTCAAGAAATTTTACTCTAGATTCCAGAAAGTCAATTCTGTCTGCAGCATCAAGTAGAATACCTTGTCCGGTAGGAAAGATATCATTATCCCTTAATGCTGCAGAAGCGATTCTACAGTCTGAAGCAAGTCCATCATAGCTCATTGTCTATATTCTCCTAAAAGAGCCTTCCAAGTTACCCAAAATTTCCGGATATCTTCGGCAGCGGTGGGATTTAAAGAATGCACATGGCAGACAAAGTTCTCAGGCATTTTAACACCGCCGATCAGCATGTTTACCATAAGAGTAGAAATTTGTGCACCAGATGGTTCGTTTTGGCCGAGGTCATCATCGAAGCTTACCATTTGCGGAAATCCCAGAGAAAGAATCATCTCACGTGCTTCGTGCCAGTTTCGAGCAACGTACCACTCATATTCCCTATAGATGTGCTTGACTCCAACTGAGCCATGAGTCACATCGATGGGATCCAGTACGTCGTCGATGAATAGATTATATTGCATTTGAGCTTTCCAGATAAATGATAATTTACAGAAGATCGCGTCCGAACAGGTCGCAATTCTTGATCTCGGCTGCACCAGTATCACGCCGAAGATCAAGTACTGTCCCCCAAACATCTGAGACGATTACCTTTCCGTCGGCGACGTATGAGTATCCTGCGTGGACAGGATAGTCATCTGGTAGCACTCTTTCTTTCAAAGCAGGCATCTTAGTTATTCCTTGTTTCTTGTGTTACGTTTCGATAAATTGATCTTAATCTGCGGTGTCATTCTCGACATATTGATCCATAATCTGTCGAGTACGTTGAAGGTCGATCATAAGTTCGAGTTCTTCTTGATCAATATTGATCTGATCTGGTGTCTTTCCAGGGGTTGATGCAAGTGCTTGCATATAGAGGTCAGCTTGAAGAGAAATATCCATACCCAGGTTTCCTTATGTTATGTTACGTTTTGATAAACCACATCTATACTAAAGAGTAGGTGATGTCAACTCTTTTTTTTAGGTTGACCGAGACCGTCACCTTCGTACTGCCAGCGCTGACTTGTCTGCCAGCTCCTCTCACATAAGGAGCAGACGTGGCTAGTCCAATATGTTCCGGGGTCACGAGCATATTCGCCACTATAACCCTTGTTTACGAATGTTCTTGCTATGAGTGGATGAGCACAACTTTCTTGTATAGAAGCTATTTGCTTCTGAGCATCGACGACAATCTCCTTGTAATGCGCAACTTGGTCAGAGACAAGTATATCGGCCTTACTGAGCTTTCCTCGGATGTACTGTTTTTCTGCTTCTTGCTTCTGTTCTATGCTTAGAGTCATGCTACCTCGCGTAATAAATAGATGGAATCATATACCAGACTCATCGACATGTCAACCCATAGAATGTAAGGAATCTACTTTGTCAATGGTACCAAATTTTTTCAATCCGCTTGGGTTTAAGATACTCATTAAAAGGCTTCCGAATTGTGAGTTTTTTACACAGCAATCTTCGATACCAAACATATCTGTAAATCCTATTGTTCAACCAACTCGCTTTAATCCTATCTACCAAATTGGTGATGTTGTGACGTATAGTAATCTGGATATGACTTTTATTTTAGATGAAGATATGAAAAACTATACTGAGATCTTTAACTGGATGATCGCCTCGGCTTTTCCGCAGGACCACATGCAACATAAAGCCATTAAAGAAACCGCGGAAGGTTTATTTTCAGATATTTCAATCATGGTTCTGAACAACAAAAAGAATGCGAACATAGAGATTATCTACAAGAATTGTTTTCCAATTTCTCTGTCAGATGTACAGCTTAACACAACAGATTCTGATGTTACCTCTCCTCAGGTAACTGCTTCATTTCAGTATGACAGCTTTACCGTACAAAAACTATTGACTTAAAACCGAAAAAGGTTTATAATAGTTTAATAGATAATTTTGGAGAATTTATAATGGACATCGAAGCGCTCGAGGAAATGTGGAAAAAAGATGCAGAGATAGATGAGACAAATCTATCGGCTGAAGCGGGAAACATACCAAAACTGCACTCGAAGTATTATAAGATTTACTTTCGCTCAGCAATGAAAACGCACAAGTTGAAATCAGAACTCAAGGTTTTGGAAAAAGAAAAGAACGAATATTACAGCGGAAGTATGGCACAGGAAGACCTGATAGAAAGAGGTTGGAAACCAAACCCACTCAAGATTCTTCGAGGTGATATGGATAAATACATTCAATCGGATACTGATATCGTCGAGGCTTGTCTCAAAATAGATTATCATGCTTCAATGGCAAAGTTTCTAGAAGATATCTTGAAGCAAATACACAATAGAAATTTTATTATAAAGAATATGATAGATTTTCTTAAATTTCGTAATGGTGGGTAATTCATAATGGAACAGATTAAGTTAGAGTTCATAGATCATGTCTATATGAGAGTGGTTGCAGATCGCAGCACACTACAAGAACTTACTGACTTTTTCTCGTTTCAACCAAAAGGTTACAAGTTCTCTCCGAAATATAAAGCTGGTATCTGGGATGGTTATATCAGACTCATGACTGCCTTCAACCCGTACCTTTATGTTGGACTCCTAGAACACATCAGAAATTTTTGTTCTGTCCGCGAGTATGAACTTGTAATAGACCCAGAATTAGGACAGATTGAAGATATTCCAGATGACTATGGTTTCAAGTTCGCAAAGGAGATTGGTAGCAAGCTTGATCTTTATCAATATCAGAATGATTATATAGTCAACGCGATAAGAACGAAAAGAGCGTTAAGCCTTTCACCGACTTCGAGCGGTAAGAGTTTTATGCAGTATCTGATTTCTCAGCACTACCATATGAATTATGGTCACAGGGTTCTGATAATCGTTCCCCTTACTTCGCTTGTAAGCCAGATGGCAGGAGACTTTATAGACTACGGTTGTGATCCCGATGCTATTCATCGCATCCAAGGCGGAACAGCAAAAGATAGCAAGGCCTTCTTTACTATTTCGACCTGGCAAAGCCTACAGAAGCAAGAAAAAGAATGGTTCGATCAGTTCCGTGTGATTATAGGCGACGAGGCTCATCTCTTCACAGGAAAATCTCTTACGACCATCATGGAGAAATGTACTGATGCACCATACAAATTCGGGTTTACTGGAACAATTGATTCAGACAGCAATACTCACAAGCTTGTGCTGCAAGGCGTCTTCGGACAGGTAAAGCGCTTTGTTTCCACCAAAGATCTGATCGACGACGGAAAAGTAGCTTCGTTTAAGATTAAAGGTCTGGTTCTAGAGCACAACAAAGAAATAAAGAAACAATTCAAAGTTGCTGTTGCTAAGTTACCAGTAAATAAGCGCTATGCTGCAGAGAGAGAATTCATCGCAAATAATACGAAGAGAAATGAATTCATTAAAAAACTAGTCTGGTCTCTCAAGGATCAGAATAACTTAATTCTATTTGAACTCGTGGAAAAGCACGGTAAAATACTTCAACCACTTCTGCAAACAGAAGGAAGACAACTTCATTTTATTCACGGTGGTATTGACTCTACAGAAAGAGAAAGAATAAGACATCTTGTTGAAAACGATCCTAACAAAAATCACGACATACTTGCCTCGTTCGGAACATTCTCTACTGGCACGAACCTGAAGAGAATCGACAACCTGATTATGGTTTCCAGCTCCAAGTCAGAAATTCGAGTGCTACAGTCTATTGGAAGAACTCTTCGGATAGGCAACGGATCAGATGAGGCAACACTCTATGATATTGCTGATGATCTTTCATCTGGCTCATACACGAACTATACTCTTGAGCACTTCAAGGAGAGAGTTCAGATTTATTCTAAAGAAGAATTTCCCTTTAAGATCTTCAATATACCTATCTAGTACCCCACCAGGCATTAGCCTCTATATTTTAAGAGATAAACTCTATTATATCCCATCTAGAAAACAAGTCAACCCTAAATCGACCTACTGAGTAACTTTTTTGGTTGACTTTGCGTTGTTTTCTTGTTAGAATGAAGTGAAATCCACACAATTTAGGAGGCAGAGCGCTTGGCCAAAAGAGTGTCAAAGAACTACATCAATGGCGCAGATTTAATAGACGCTATTACAGAATATAAGGCATCTTGCGATGCAGCAAGGGCAGAAGGTGTGGAGCTTCCGAGAGTAACAGATTACATCGGTGAGTGTATTCAGAGCATGGCATATCGACTTGCCACAAAACCGAACTTTTCAAATTACTCCTTTAAAGAGGATATGATCATGGACGGTATAGAAAACTGTCTCAGATACATTGAAAATTTCGACCCAACTAAGTACGCCGTACCGAACGCTTTTGCATATTTTACACAGATTATCTTCTATGCATTTCTACGTAGAATAGCAAAAGAGAAAAAGCATTTGTATACGAGACTGAAAAGTTCTCAATTAATGGTTGCTATGGGGCAGACACACGCAGGGGGTGAAGATATAAGTCTCTATCTGAACATCGATGCGTCCTACATAGACACGTACATACAAGAATACGAGGATAAGATGGAACGAGACAAACAGAAGGGAAGGGCTAAAAAATGAAGGTAGCCCTTCTGTGCGATACGCACCTTGGTTGCCGAAGTGATTCTAAAGTCTTTCTTGAACACCAGAAAAGATTCTTTACGGACCAATTCTTTCCATATATCAAACAACATAACATAGACACTATTCTCCACCTCGGAGACATCTTTGATAGGCGCAAATATATTAACTTCAACACGCTGAAAGAATCTAGACAGTTCTTTTTTGAAGCGCTTATTCAGTCTGGTGCTACGATGCACGCAATCATTGGCAACCACGATACATTTCTTACAAACACAAACGAAATTAACGCAAGTGACCTTTTACTTGGTGAATATTTATCTCAGATTCATATCTACACGAATCTCCCGGTATCTCTAGAATTCGGTTCAACTAAAGTCATTATGTGTCCTTGGTTGGTAAAAGATAATACTCAAGAAGCACTTGATATTATAAAAAAATCTGATGCTCATATTCTCATGGGTCACTTTGATCTCAAAGGGTTTGAGATGATGAAAGGTGTTGTTTCAACCCACGGGCTTGACCATAGATTATTTAAACAGTTCGAGTCGGTTTATTCTGGTCATTATCACCACGGTTCGCAGTATGGCAATGTGCGTTATCTTGGTACACAGTACGAAATGAATTGGTCAGATTTTGATTCTCGAAAGGGATTCTATATTCTAGATACAGAGACTAGAGATCTTGAGTACATCGAAAACAAGACACGGATCTTTTATAAACTCGAATACGATGATGTTGATCTGACTATCGAAGAATTAAACGAGTTGGACTTTTCTGGGCTCGATAATTGTTACGTAAAAGTAATAGTAAAGAACAGAACAAACTCGTATTTATATGAGCTCTTTCTAGATAAACTCAACGAATCTGGCGCGGCAGATGTCAAAACTATGGAGATAGCTTCTCAATTATCATCTGATATAGAAAATGGCGTCGAAGACGTAAAAGACACTAGGGATATTCTTCACACATACATAGATAATCTAGAGACGAACCTTGATAGAGCAAAAATTAAGTCATTCATGGATAAACTTTACTCAGATGCAAACGAGATTTAATTATGCACATACAGTTTCATAAAGTAAGATATAAGAATATTCTGTCAGTAGGAAATCAATTTATTGAGATTGATCTTGAGGGCGGAAGAACCACAATTATATCCGGTTCAAATGGAGCAGGCAAAAGCACATTGATCGAATCAATTGTCTTTGCTTTATTTGGTAAACCACTCCGAAAAATAAACAAACCACAGCTTATTAATTCAGTAAACAACAAAGAACTCTTGGTTGAGTTAGAGTTTACTATAGCGTCTAAGAAATATCTGATCCGGCGAGGTATGAAGCCAGCGGTTTTTGAGATATATGAGAATGACGTACTGGTTGACAAAGACGCTGCTTCTAAAGACTATCAAGAACAACTCGAGCAATCTATTATAAAAATGTCGTATAAGGCATTCACGCAGATAGTTATTCTTGGAAGTGCTACGTACGTGCCGTTCATGGATCTGACTACTGGTCAGCGGCGAGAAATAATCGAGGACTTGCTTGACATTCAAGTATTCAGCGTGATGAACCAGCTTCTGAAAGAACACGTCAGTGAAAATAAAGAAGAAGTTGCCGGTGTAAACCACTCTATAGATCTGGTAAAGTCAAAAGTATCTTCCGCGAAAGAGCACAACAACGAGCTTCAGAAACTTAAAAAGGTCGAAGTAGATAAACTGAAATCCAAAATCAAGGTTCTGATAGAAGACTACGGAAGCTGTAAAGAAGATATTAAAGAACTAGAAAGAAAAAGAGAAAATCTTATAGAATCTGTATCAGATAAACAAAAAAATCTGACTTCGAGAGACAAGATGAATTCGTTACTTCAGGATTTAAATACGAAGATAAAATCTGTTCGTTCAGAAATAGAATTCTATAAGGAGCACGATAACTGTCCTACGTGTAAGCAAAGTATTCTTGAAGAGTTTAAAACAAACACAATAAAAGAAAAATTCGAAAAAGAAAAAGAGCTGGAAGATGCTATTAAAAATCTTCAAGATAGGCTCTACACAATCTCATTAAGATTAGACGAGATTGTAGAAGTCGAAACTCTATTGCAATCTTTTACTAATAGCAAAAATGAAAAGATACTTTCTAATAAAATCATAATGAATCAACTTAAGGCAATTCAAGAAGAGCTTGAGTCGGCAGAGAAAGAAGCAGAAGAGGTAGACCAGACAAAGATAACTGCCCTGATAACTGAACTCCAAGCTTTCGAGAAAAATCAGACTTCTCTTCATGATCATAGAGAAATCTTGGCTGCAGTAGGATCTATGCTCAAGGACGGTGGTATTAAGACAAGTATCATCAAGACGTATGTTCCGATAATGAACAAGATTATCAATCAATACTTGTCTGAATTTGAGTTGTTTGTTGACTTCAATCTGAATGAAGATTTTACTGAAACGATCAAGTCAAGATTTAGAGATGCCTTTTCCTTCGGATCCTTTTCTGAAGGAGAGAAAATGAGAATTTCTCTATCGATCATGTTTGCATGGAGAGCACTTGCAAAACTTAGAAACAGTGCTTCGACGAATTTGCTGATACTCGATGAAATTTTAGACTCTGCCAGTGACGCCGCTGGTGTGGAATCCCTACTAGAGATCTTGAAGAAACTGAACGCGAACGACAATATTTTAGTAATAAGTCATAGAGGCCACGACTTTGAAGAAAAGTTTGACAGGCATCTGCAGTTCCAAAAAATAAAGAACTTCACTGAACTTGTAGGTTGACTCCTACCGGCGCTAGTGTTACTATTACAAATCCCCAAAATCTAGAAAGGAAGTAAGTGTCTGAATTTTACACTTCAGTTGAAAAGTATGGTAACAACATTCTTTGGCGCGGCTACAAGAATGGTAAGGCGTTTACTCGAAAGCACTTCTTTGAACCAACACTTTACATCTCGACTCGAGATAGTGAGGCTGACTATCATTCCCTTATAGGAAATAAGCCACTCAAGGCAAAAAAATTCGAGTCTATCAATGAGACGAGAGAGTTCATTGAACAGTATAAAGACGTAACCGGATTTGATCTATGCGGTAGCGCTAATTTTGTACAACAATTCATCCAAGAAAAGTATCCCGACGAAGTAAAATTCGATATGAATCAGATTAATATCTGCTCGTACGATATCGAATATGACTCCACAGATGGTTTTGCTGACATTAACGAGGCAGAAAAAGTAATTACATCTATATCATACAAGTCTTCAAAAAGTAAAACGTATCACTTGCTGACTCTTAAAGATTACGACAAGAGCCTCACAGAAACTGGTATTGATCCAGAAGACATTCAGCACATGAAGTTCGATACAGAAGAGAATCTTCTTCGTCGCTTTATTCAGATCTGGTCGTATGATTACCCAGACATTATTACTGGTTGGAACGTCGAGTACTTCGACATCATGTACACAATCACACGCATCATTCGTCTTCTAGGTATTGAATCTGCTAAGAAGCTTTCGCCCTGGGGGATGATCAAGAAAAAGACGCGCGTGATCTATAACAAGCAACAATCGACTTATCAGATATCTGGTGTTTCAGTAATTGACTACATGGATGCATTTAAGAAATTTGGATATAAGTATGGTACACAATCTTCTTATAAACTAGATAACATTGCCCATACTGTTCTTGGTGAGAAAAAGATTGACTATACAGAATATGGCTCTTTGGCACAATTATACGAAGAAAATCCTCAAAAGTTTCTTGACTATTCTCTCAAAGACACATATCTTATTCAGCGCATGGAAGATGAATCCGGGCTATTATCTCTTGTCTTGACTATGGCTTACTCTGGTGGAGTCAATTACGAAGAGGCTTTCGGTACCGTCGGTATCTGGGAGTCAATTCTATATCGTAAACTCATGAGTAAAAAATTAGTACCTATTGTAAAAACTTCTTCTGGTGGTGAACTTGGTGATCTCATTGGTGGATATGTAAAAGATGTTACACCCGGAATGGTAGATTGGATCGTTTCGATTGACCTTGACAGCCTTTATCCTCACTTAATGTTACAATATAACATGTCTCCAGAAACTCACCTTCCTGACATGAGACAGAATGTTACCATAGACATGGTACTAGATGGTATGTACACAAATACAAATCCAGAATATTCCATCTGCGCAAACGGCGCTTGCTTTTCAAACTCGAAACTTGGAATTATTCCTGAGATTATTACAGAATACTATGCAACCAGAAAAGCTGTAAAACAAGAAATGCTTAAATATGAGCAAATGGAACAAGAAGAAAGTGACTCCGTAAAGATTAAAGAGCTAAAGAAGATTATTATCCAACTACATAACAAACAGATGGCAATAAAAATCCAGATTAATGCGCTCTATGGTGCTACGGCAAATCGCTTTTTCCTATACTATATTGCTGAAATGGCAGAGGCAATTACTATGTCTGGCCAACTTTCACTTCGTACTGCAGAAAAAGTTGTAAACGTCTATATGAACAAATTGCTGAACACAGTTAACTTAGACTATGTCAGTTACGGTGATACAGACAGCTTATATCTGAAAATGGATCCACTAGTACAAAAAGTTTACGGGTCAGGTGAGCTCGATATGGTTGAAATAGAGAAATTCATATCTTCAGCTGTTAGAGGAAAAGTGCTACCTGCTATTGAGACTGGTTATGATAATCTGGCCACTAACATGGGTGCATACAGAAATGCCATGTCTATGAAACTTGAAAAAATAACCAATCGAACTATTTTCATAGCTAAAAAGCGCTACATCATGAACGTGCTGTCCTCGGAAGGTGTTCATTATGTTGAGCCTAAGGTTTCTGTTACTGGTATTGAATCTGTCCGTTCTTCCACTCCAGCCATTTGCCGCGAAAAGATGGTTCAAGCGTACAAAGTTATAATGAACGGCACAGAAAAAAATGCGCAAGACTTTATCGCTGAGTTTAGAGCGGAATTTTCTAAACTTCCAATAGATGAAATTGCTAAAATCTCTGGTACAGATGATATAGGTAAATTCACAGACGACCAAGGTGGCTATAGGAAGGGCACACCTATACACGTGAGAGGTGCAATACTATATAATCAGACGATCAAGGGCAAAAAACTCGGAAACAAGTACACATCTATTCAGTCAGGTGATAAAGTAAAGTTTGTGTATTTAAAAACTCCGAACCCTATTCGCGAAAATGTAATTGCATTCTTAGGGTTTCTTCCAGAAGAACTTGGGTTGAGCGAATATATAGATCATGAAACACAATTTCAGAAGGTTTTCCTGAAACCAATCGAAGGTGTTCTCGATGCTGTAAACTGGTCATCAGTAAAAATCGACACGCTAGAAGACTTTTTTGGTTGACTTTAATGTGACTTTGTTATAAGATTATAAGTTAAAGAAGGAGATTATGAAAATATGGTAAAAAATGTCATCGGTGTAGAAGAAAGCGCAAGCTATGATAATTATCTAGATGTGGAAAGTCGCCGAGAAGATCGGTATCGTTCGAGCCTAGATAACTTTTTCGACGAACCAGTAGAAGTTCCTTTGGTTCACGGCATCCCCAAAAATAACGTCGAGGTAAAGGACTATGTTCGCCTGATAAAGGTGAACATGAAGAACATCGAAGACCATCTGCAGTTCTGTAATGCGATCGGCCATGTTATTCCTTATCGCCAGAATGAAATGTATTTTCCTGTAGAAAGTAATAACTCACTATTCAGTGATGATGTTACTCAGATTACTGACATAGACATAGAACTCATTCGCCCACATGGAAGAGTTCTGCATGAAAAAACAGATAACGAATCTGCGCTCGATGTTGAAGAAGATGAAAATTTCCTCGGTGAAAAAGAGTGGATGGCCCATTGGCAAAATATGCCTCTCTTCGAGCAAAACTATAATAAGCCCTACAAATTTGTAATGGTCAAGGTAAGAACAGATGCTGATCTTGAAAAATTTGCAGAAGTAACACAGCTAAACATCACAGACAAGACAAAATATGCGTGGTATCCAGCCCTTGCTAAGTCAAATAATCTCGTAAAGCGCTGGATCGGTGAGAAAACAGTACCATCGTATCCGATGTATATTATATCCAAAGGGCGACACGAGACGATGCACACTTCTCGTACATTTGCTATGATGCAACTTCATCACTACATTATCATTGAGCCACAGGATCATGACAGATATGTAGAAGCTCTAGAAAAGTTCAAGATTAATCCATATGCCACGCTTGTGGTCGCTCCGTTTTCTAATCACGGAGATGGCCCAGGTCGCGCAAGAAACTACGCATGGGATCATTCCATTGCACTCGGCGCAGAAAGACATTGGGTCTTTGACGATAATATCAAGGACTTTTATAGACTGCATCTGAATTCTCGCTATAGAGTTATGACTGGTGCTATTTTTAATGCAATGGAAGACTTCGTAGACAGATTTACGAATATCATGATTGCTGGCCCACAGTACTTTTTCTTCTGCGCAGACAGCCAAAAATATCCACCGTATGTTCTAAATACTCGCATCTATTCTGCGCTGTTGATTAAAAATGACTGTAAGCACAGATGGAGAGGAAGATACAACGAAGATACTGATCTGTCACTTCGCGTACTCAAGGACGGTGACGCTACTATCCAGTTCAATGCCTTTCTGCAGGGCAAAATGGGCACACAACTTCTTAAAGGTGGAAACACAGAAGAGTTCTATCACAAAGAAGGTGACACTGACACGACAGCGTGGCGCGAAGGTCGCATGAATGCTTCAGGTACGATCAACAAGTCAAAAATGCTTGTAGATATGCACCCTGATGTTGCTACGCTTGTCTGGAAGTATGGTAGATGGCACCATTTTGTTGACTACAGCCAATATAGAAAGATTAAACTTATTCCGAAAGAAGGGGTAACTGTTCCCAAGGGCACTAATAACTACGGTATGTCTTACGTCGATGATTACGACATAAGCCAACTGCAGTGAAGATTTACTTTATTCCATATTCCTTACGCGTTTATCTTTCTGATACAGTTTTTCATAGTGGCATAGATATGTCTATGATGTCAAATATGAGCGCCGTTAAGAGCTTAGGACACGAGTGCAGAGTATTCTGCCTTGCTGGTGATTTTGATAGAGAAAAGACGGACGCGTTTATCTTTAATCCTACACTCAGAAATGATGAAATCAAAGCCTACTACAAGATCAGAAGAAAGCAGATTTATGAAGCAATGTATGCTGATATTATAGACTATCAACCAGATGTTATCTTGTCAAATCACATTGTTTGCCCAATTTATAGAGATTTAGTATCGAAAATAGATTTACCTATAGTTATTCAAAATCATCTTGTTCCTGGTTTCTTTACAGATCTCGTAAATGCAAATCTATATTCCGAGCTGTCCGAAAGATCTGTATCTACTTACTGCGTTTCAGATTATTCAAGAAAGAGATTCGAGAAATATTACAGTAAGGCAGCAGACGGTTGGAATTTTATTGATATTAAAGCAGACGGTGTGCTGTATCCTGCATGCGTAACAGAAAGAAAAACAGCAAAAGAATCTGATGGAGTCATTCGACACGTATCAGCACTGAATCCCGGGAAGAAAACATTTATCATTCACGAGTTTCTAGAAGAGACAGAAATCAAAACGGAAGTTTATACCACTATGCTTTACCTCTCTTCGACTGGAGACAAAGTAAAGAACTACGCCGAAAAAAATATCAAGAGGTTTCAAGATGAGCCGCTACGAAAAACAATCTTTGACCTTCCTCACGAAAAGATTATGGATGCTATATCTAATTCAATGTGTACTTTCGTGGGACTCGCACCGTATGACACTTATACGATAACGTCACTTGAATCTCTACAGCGTGGTGTACCTCTGATACTGTTCGGTAATAGAGATGGTGACCACCCTGCACTTGAAATACTAGATGCTGAGACTAGAAATAAATTTATTCGCGTAGTACGAAACAAGGATCAGTTTCTATCTGCGGTTCAAGATTTCTCTAAACTCACATTAGCTGACAGACAAGAGTTAGCGGATAAAACATATGAGTTTAATTCTATTGAAAAGACCAAATCTTCCCTTGAGTTAATCTTCAAGAAAAGTATTCTTAAGCACCAAGCATCTGAAGATGTTACAAATATAGAAAGATTTATGAATGGCTAGATCAAACAAGCATTTTATCCTAGACTACGAGACAATGGGAACTAACGTGAATGACTGTGCAGTAATTGACTGCTCGTTCTTTACATTTGATCTCGAAAAAATGGTATCAGATACACCATACACTTTAAGATCAATTGCTGATATGCAAAAGTGCAAGCTGTCAATTAAAGAACAGGTCAGAGACTACGGCTGGGTAGTATATGCTGATACAGTAGAGTTTTGGCAGAAGCAAGATGCTAGCGTTCAGAAAAAAATCATGCCTCTCAAGACTGATAAAACAGTCGAAGAATTTACCGTAGAGATTCTGACATATCTCTCAAAGAATTCAAAGTATGATTGCTGGTGGTCTCGGGCAAACTCTTTTGATCCGCCTATTCTGTGGAGAATGTTTGAAGCGCAGAAGAAGGGTTCGTTTTTAAACAGCACAATACCTCATTGGAAACTGAGAGACACCAGGACATTTATCGACGCGAAGTTAGACTTTCCAAAAGAAAACGGATTTATACCAATTCAAGACGAAGAATTCTGGGGTAAAGTATTCCAGAAGCACGACAGTTCTTGGGACATTCTTGCTGATATCCTAAGAATTCAGGCAATACTAAGAGCAGAGCAAGATCTAGAAATGATAAAAAGGTAAAATATATTATGAGTGAAGAACGTAAAGGCGACTGGCTACAGACTTCAAGTGGTATTGCATTTTGGCCACTCGATCCAAGACCAGAAGAGGTTGAAATTCAAGACATTGCGCATGCACTTTCAAATATGTGCAGATACGGTGGGCACTGTAGAGAATTTTATTCAGTAGCACAGCATTCCGTGCTCGTCTCGCAAGCACTTTCACCGGAGTACAAGCTATGGGGCCTTCTACATGACGCCGGTGAAGCATATGTGGTCGACATACCCAGGCCACTAAAGCGTTTTCTTACAAACTATGCTGAAATCGAGGAAGGTGTTATGAATGCTGTCTGCGATAAATTCGATATGGCTCGTAAGATGCCAGACGAAGTAAAGCGGGTAGACAACGCGATCCTTGCAGATGAGATGCCTCAGCTTATGAAGTCACCACCTCGTCCGTGGAATCTTATAGAACCACCACTGGGAATTACGATTCGACCTTGGACATCAGCCGAAGCAAACATCAGATTCCTCAGCGAGTTTAGAATGCTGACTGGTATATTGCAGCATCAACGCAATTCAAGTTAATCTTAAGTTGACTTCGCGGAAGCTTTGGTGTACTATAAACAATCCCCAAAATCTTAAAATCTTAACTCATCTAAGGAGTACTATTTAATATGAAACTATCGCAAGAAACAATTGCTGTACTGCGCAACTTCTCGGCAATCAATCAATCAATTCTTTTTAAGGAAGGTTCGACACTTCGTACAATAAGCCCGACGAAAACTGTTATGGCTGTTGCAGTTGTACCGGACGAATTCCCGCAGCAAGCTGGTATCTATAATCTACCTAGATTTTTGGCCGTTTGTGGTCTTTATGCTGAACCGAATCTTGTCTTTGGTGACAAAGCAGTCACGATTACTGAAGGTAAAAGTAAAGCAAAATATGTTTACGCAGATCCTTCGATGATCATTACTCCTCCTGAAAAAGAAATCAAGTTGCCGACAGTAGACGTGGCTGTAACTCTTACTGCAGAAGACTTTCTGAAAGTATTAAAAGCGTCCAGTGTATATCAGCTACCTGAAATTGCTTTCGTCGGTGAAAATGGCACCTGTTATCTGAAAGCAATCGACAGCGCCAACCCCTCGGCTGACTCATTTGGCGTCGAACTAGGTGAAACTGAAGATACATTCTCCTTGATTATCAAGACAGAAAATCTTCAAATTATGCCGTTTGACTATGAAGTAGAACTTTCGTCAAAGGGTATTTCCAAATTCTCTTGCCCTACTGTAACTTACTTTATCGCAATTGAATCTAAATCAACATATAAGAAAGGATCATAATGGCACATAAGCTAACATTAGCAGTAGAAGATTACGGGCAAATGGTCAAACTCATAGATGCCTGTGTAGAGCGGGGTGCCTTTAAAGGAAACGAGATATTCTTTGTCGGTGGTCTGCGCGAAAGAATCGAAAAGCTTCGCACAGACCTCACTGCAGACCAACCAGAGCTTCTGGCTGAGACAACTGAAACTGAACCTAAAAAATAAGGTATCTTATATCATGAACGACAATATTGCAATGGAAATGCTCTGGAGCCAAAAATACCGGCCCCAGCGCATTTCTGATACCATTCTACCAGAAAAGACAAAAAAAGCATTTCAGCGATTTGTTGACGATAAAAATATTCCGAATCTGTTACTCTCCGGTTCACCCGGTACCGGAAAAACTACAGCAGCGATTGCGATGCTCAAAGAACTTGACTGTGACTACATTCTTATCAACGGCTCACTGAATGGCGGCATTGATACACTTCGTCACGAGATAGCAAACTTTGCCTCGTCTGTTTCACTTACTGGTGGTCGCAAGTATGTGATTATTGACGAAGCTGATTATCTGACTCCTGCTACTCAAGCTGCTATGCGTTCATTCGCTGAAGAATATAGCAAAAACTGTGGGTTTATCTTTACTTGTAACCTCAAGAACAGAATTATTCCTGCTCTTCAATCAAGATTCTCGAATGTAGATTTCGCAATCGATAAGGCGGATCGCGCAACCATTGCGATGCATTTCTTCAAGCGTGTTCTTACTATTCTGGATACCGAAGGTGTAGAATATGACCGAAAGGTAATCGCGAAGATTGTCGAAAAGTACTTCCCAGATTTTCGTCGAGTGCTAAATGAACTTCAAAACTATGCTGCATCTGGTAAGATTGACGAAGGAATCTTTAATAACTTCAAACAAGAATCCATAGATTCTCTATTCGAACTCATTAAAAACAAAGACTTCACAGAAATGCGTAAGTGGGTCGCATCAAATACAGATCAAGACTTTGCTGAGCTGTATAGAAAACTCTTTGAGACAGGACTTGACAAGATTAAGATGAATTCCATTCCGAACTTCGTCGTTATTCTTGCCAGATACCAATTCCAGCACCCTTCTGTTCCTGACCAAGAGCTCAATCTAGTAGCTGCGCTTGTGGAGGTCATGGCTGAGTGTGACCTATGAACTTTTTCAAGAAACCCAAAAAGACAGCTATCTGTAGTATCTGTAGGAATTCTTCACCCAAAAAAGAATTCTGGAAAATCGAAGTAAAAGCTGCCGATGGAGTCATTGAACTAGACTTATGTAAAGAATGTTCTGATACTATGAATCAGATTAAAAATGAGGCACAACCAAGATGAGCAAGGAACTTGACGCGTCTGAAATTATTAAGCCGTATGTTCATATAGAAGAAATAGAAGAGGTGCTCTCAAAGGAAGAGAAACTCACTCCCTTTTCGTTCATGACTTCAGTATCTGAATCCAAGCGTGATCTTATCTCAGAAAATCCTGAATCTGCCAAGGAATACAACGCGTATATGGTAAATCGCGGATTCAGTTTCTTCCCAGATACTGTTCTTTATGCCAATGAACTGAATATGTTGCCTGCAATGCCCAAGGCTGCGCAGTATTACTATTACTACGGATCTCTGCGTAAAAGAAAAAGGTACTCGAAGTGGCATAAGCTCGCAAAAGATGAAATTCTTGACCTCATCTGTGTTACGTACAACTGCAGGGTAGAAGTTGCCAAACAGTATATGAAAATTCTGACCGAAGACAATATTCAAGCTCTTAGAGACATGAGAAACACTGGCGAAGGCAAAAACAAATAAATAGATTGTAACTCACAAAAACAAAAATAAAAGAGAGTGAATATAATGAACCAAAATCTATTCAGAGGTGTCGGAGCTGAAATAAGACTCATATCAGATGACAGTTTTCTAAAAATACGCGAGACTCTCACCCGTATAGGTGTAGCATCTAAGACCGAACAGAAGATTTTTCAGTCGTGTCATATCCTACATAAAATGGATAAAGAAACTGATAGGAGTAGATATGTAATCTTGCACTTCAAAGAATTGTTTATTCTTGATGGCAAGAATGACACGCTGTCAGAAGAAGATAAAGGAAGAAGAAACACCATTACGAATCTACTCGAAGAGTGGAATCTTTTGGAGATTGTCAATCCAGATCAGACTGTAGACCCAATACTGCCCCTCAGTGGGGTCAAAATCATACCATTTAGAGACAAGCCTAAATGGGAACTCATAAGTAAATATACAATAGGAAGCAAAAAGGTTTAACAATGAATATTTTTCGTGATAAAGAAACTGCAACTCTGCCGGTCTATGCTACACAGGGGTCAGCATGCTTTGATCTACATGCGTGCATTGAAGAAGGTACAAAATACCTATCCTACAATCCCTTTAACAGACCAGTTGAACACCCAGTAAAACTTACTGGCAACGGCCCCGTAATTCAAATCCATTCTGACAGCAGAGTTCTAGTGCCTACTGGTTTAATCTTTGATATTCCTGATCTTCATCTGATGAAGATCTTTATTCGCTCAAGCATGGCCCTCAAAATGGGTTTAACGCTTGCGAATAGCGTCGCTATTATTGATTCCGATTATGTGGATCCACTATTTGTTATGCTCTATAACATGTCAGATACCATTGTAACAATTCATCACGGTGACAGAATAGCGCAGGGCGCACTAGAAAAAATGACAGTAAGTGCCCTAACCGAAACAGCTGAGCGCCCAACACAGAAAACAGATCGAGTCGGCGGCTTGGGTTCAACCGGGGTAAACGAACTTGTCTGATAGAGTAACAATTAAGCTATATAGAGATAATGGGCATTGGATAGCGGCATCAGAACACCCAGATTTAATGGCACAAGGAGCCACCAGAATGGTGGCTCTTGCCAGCCTTGCACTTTTGCTTGATGTCGAAGCAGACGTGGATCTCCAACAGGAAATTTTCGGTTATTAAAAATGTACATCGTGTCACAGTCAGAGTTTAGCGAAAGACTCGAGCAGGTACTAGACGATCTTCCTCCTATTGACTATGTTACGGGGCCAGGTCGTAGCGGAGCAATTGCATCTGTTTACGCATCCTATATGCTGCGTGTTCCGTTTGTTCCTTATGGATCTTTCATACCAGATCAAAGAGCCCTGATTGTAGACACAGCAATTAATACTGGTAAAACTCTTCGCAAAGCGTCAAGACAATACGGAGATGCTCCTTTCGTGTATGCATTTCGTGAACCACCGCACGTTCACTTCTGGTATGAATGCTTAGAAGAAACTCCGGTGGAATTTCCAAGGCATCTTTACGAAAGAATGAAAGAACTAGTAAAAGATATCGACGTCGATCTAAATAAGAGGCTTCAAGATAATGAATAAATTG